GCGTGGTATACTTTGACAACATTGGAAGATAAGCCGAAATTTCAAGGAACAGAAAAAGTTAGACACTACTTATTAGAAAACGAACCAGCATATAACAATCTGGTAACCACTATTAAGGAAACTATGGGAATTAAATGCTAGTTAAAGATTTGGATGGTAATAATCATAATTGGCAATTAACTGGTAATATGTCTAAAGGTAAAATAGTTAATAAATCAAGCTTGCATCTAAAAGCAAGGGAGTTGATTTCATTATCCTATCCAACCCTACAAATACTTGAAGAAGTACCTATCATTCTCAAAAAGAGTGAAACACTATATTTAGATTTTTATATACCCTTAAAAAAAACTTGTATAGAAGTTCATGGTGAACAACATTATAAATTCGTGGCCTTTTATCATAGTAATATGCTAAATTTTCTTAAAGCCCAAAAAAGAGATAGAGAAAAACAAGAATGGTGCGAATTAAATAATATTCAGTATATAGCTTTACCATACAACGAAGATCATAATGAGTGGCTAGAGAGGATTAATAATGGTTAAAACATCAAAAGAAGAAGTCAAGTATTGGGATGACATATTAGACGAATATGAAAAATCTATCGGTCTATCATCTTACAAAGATGACAGCATGCCATCAGATGAATTAAATACATATCTTACAATGAATAGAGACGCTATAGAAAAATTAGGTCCAGAAGATTGTGCTCAAATAGCTTATCGTTTAGGCCAATTTTCTTTCCATATTCAAAGAACTATTAATAGAGAATTAGCTAGATATAATTGGGCTGATGAAACTATTAAAGAAACTATAGCGGATGAGATTAATAATTATAAAGGATACGGTTATGTTGAAAAAGCTGGTCAAGCAATAAAACATAATGACAAAGCAACATCATTAAATACTATAAAAAAGTATGCCAAACAAAGATCAGATAGATTATCATATTTGGCTAATGGGGTAAAAAACTTATCAGATATTATACTATCTATCCAAAAAACAAAGGTGAAGCATGGGTCTTGATAAAAACGACATTAAAGCATTAATAGCGATCCTACAAAAGGGATTAGTTGATGAGAGCGAAGAAGATACAGATATTGATACTGTAGAAGAAGTAGTGGCAAAACCTAAGGCCAAAGTAAAGAAGAATCCTGTTAGTAAAACTACGAAAAAGAGATTTAATAATAAGTTTGATAATATGCCAGAGGTCAATATGTTTAAGGAAGATGTTGAAATTGACCGTAAATTACAAAAATTCCCTCCAACCCCTCGTACACGCAAGTTTGCTCCAATAAAAGTTCAGTGTAGGGTTTGTGGAAAAAAAGACAAGGTGCCACCGACCTTGGTAGAGTCTATAGATAGGTACAAGTGTAATCGTTGTGCCACAGGAGCAGGGTAATGATTTTGTGTGATCCTGCCGCAGAAAGAGCGGTATTGGCTGGTATATATGCATATGGAGAAAATGCATACTTGGATGTTGCTGATATTGTTCAAGAAACCTCGTTTACTATAGACAGCAACTCTATTATTTTTAAGTGTCTAAAAACACTATGTGAGAATAATCAATCAAATATTGATATAGCATCTATTTATTCTGTGGCAACAGAATTGGGTTTTGCTAATATTCTTAGTAAGAAAGAAGAAACCCAACATCTTAAGGCTATCATAGAATTCCCTGTTAGCCTAGAGAATCTGAGAAGGTTTGCGGCCAAAATAAGAAAGCTAGAAATAGCCAGACTATTACGCAAACAACTGGAACTAACTCAGGATAAAATTCTTGAAGTAACGGGAAATGAACCGATATCATCAATAATAGGTTTAGCAGAAGATAGCATCTTTAATTTTACATCACTACTAAATGATAGTGAGAGTGGACCAGAGCAAATAGGTTCCACTATTGAAGATTATGTTAAAAGTCTAGAAGAGAATAAGGTTGATCAGGTTGGTATCCCTACTGGATTTCCCATATACGATCAGGCTATTGGCGGTGGACTGAGAAAGGGCACTATTAATGTAATCGGAGCCAGACCAAAAACTGGTAAAACATTACTATCAGATAATATGGGTAAAAACATAGCAGCTCTTGGTATTCCAGTATTAAATATGGATACCGAAATGAATAAAGAAGATCATATTAATAGACTTTTAGCTATGATGACAGAGATAGAAATTAATAGTATTGAAACCGGAAAGTTTGCCGAATCACCAGATAAAAAGAATAAAAAAAAAACAAC